GAATCGCGAGCGCCTGTGGATGTCACCGGCGTGCAATCGACTCGACACCACCACCGACGGCGACACGCTGTTCGCCGCGAGCGAAGGAGCGAGCAAGTGAAGTACGACAACATCAAGCCGCCATGCGCGGACTCTCCGACCGATCACAAGAAGTACGTCAACGTCGAGGCCGTTTATCTCGCCTTGACGCTGTGCTGTGGCATCGACGGGCGGTATCACTTTCGCCTGCCCTTCCGCAAAGGCGAGTGGGTGTACGCCACAAACGGCGTGATCCTCGCCCGCGTGCCCGCGTGGTGCGCGCCATGGGCGACCGAGCAAACCCACACGCCGGACCCGAGCGATCAGGCGTGGGATAACGCGATGTACGTCGAGACTCCGACGGCGTGGCCGAAGTTCCCCAAGCCCAAGGCCGAGAAGTGCTCGGCGTGCTGGGATGGATCGCGCAAGGACTTCCAGTGCTCGGTACATGAGATTGCCGACCACGAACTCGGCAACCTCATGCCGTGCCCGTCGTGCGGGATGCTCAACGCGCACGAGGCGAACGACGCCGTGGTGCTCGGGGCGATGGTGTTCAACTCGGCGCAGGTGCGTCGGCTGGCGTCGATCGGCGCGGAGATGTACGCGCCGGTGAAGGACGACGGCAAGCGACCGTGGCGGTTCATGGTGGAGGACCTGCACATGGACGGCCTGGTCCTGCCGATCGCCACCGAAGCGGAGTATTTCAAGAAGGAGAACGCATGAACCCATACGTCTACACCGCCCGCGCCATGTTCGACGAAAACCAAGGCGAGTGGATCGTCCGCATGATCCGCTGGGATCACAACATGGGCGAGCAAAACGGTTCTGAGTACGTCGGCCTGTGTGCCGCCAACGGGCAGGATGAGGCCGAGTTGATCGCCAATGGGATCAATCGCTCACTGGCCTACGGGCTTGGCGACCAACTGGACGAGGTGCGCAAGATGTTCAACGAACTGCCCGGCGAGGTGAAGCAGGCATGATCGCCCACACACCACCAACACAACCACCCGAGCACGCACCCGGCGCGCGGGCGTTCGGACTCACCATCCGGGGCCGACGGATGCAGGCGTTCTGCACGCTCCGCCTGTGCGCCGAGTTGATGGGCATGAGCATGACCGACCTGTCGTCGGTCGAGCAGGGCGCACGGGGCTTCACACCGGACGAACGCGAGCGGTTCGAGGCCGTGATGCGAAGCAGGAACGCCGCGAACGCGGCGGGAGGAGAGGCATGAGTATGAGAGCACAGATCATCGGGGCCGCCGCCTGCGTCGTGCTGTTCTTAGCGGCGCTATGGGTAGGCGCGTGGGCGTTTAATCGGTATCACGGAAGGTGGGCCGAGTTCCCGGCATACTTCACCACAGTCCTGGTCTGTATTTGCAGCGCGTTGGGGTTTTTGTCGTGCCTGTTCGCGGCGAAGGACGCGAGGGACAAGCGACGATGATCTCGGCGTACTCGCCCGCGTCGTCCCTGATTCGCTCGCACAACGCAGACGCCTCGTCGTCTGTCAGCTCGTCGATGATGTCATCGCCGGTGGCAACGTCGTACACGGCGTCCAGGTGGATGTATCGGCCGCGCTCGTCGTCGCCCCACACCCAATCGGCGGCTACGTCTCGGCCCGCGATCTCGGTGGTGAACATGCCGGCGGTGTTCATTGCGCACCCCCGATCCGCACGCCCGAGCCGCAACCCGACTCGTCGAGGATTTCAGACTGCGCGTACCCCCCGATGCCGCTCGGCCCCGTGCTGACGAGCGGGAGCGGCGAAAGCCCCAGCGTCTTGACGCCCTGCATGGGCGGGACGCCAAGCGCCGACTCGGCCAATCGGTATCGCGGCGACTTGCACGACTCTTTGAACGAGGCCTCGGCGATACGCCTCGCCTCTCGGTCGATGTCGCGTATCCGCTCGACAACGCGGGAGATCGCGCCGTACGCCTCATCGACCTTCGTGCTTTGACACTTGCCGGCCTTGAACGCCGTCACCGTCAAGTTGAACTGGAACAGCGCGATGCCGAGCGCCCGCGCCGTCAGCGTCGGGTTCGCCGCCCCGATGCTCGCGGCGATGTCCGCCGGGGTGGTGACTGGCGTGTCGATGGTGGTTGGCTTGCTCATGCCGCACCGCCTTCCGCCTTGGCAACGACGGCTTGCAGAATGGCTACGGCGTTCGCGCCGATGGTGTATGTGTCGTCGGCGTGTCGAGTGATTCCAAGGATCGCGCCTTGAATCGCCGCGAGCAGGTCGGCCATGATGATGATGGCGTTCTCGCGGGCATCTCCGTTGCCTGGGTCGTTGCGAGTAGCGTCGATGATCTTCGCGCAGACTTGGTAGTTTGTATTGCTCACGCCGCACCCCCGATCGGCTTCACCTCGACCAGCACCGTGCCGTTGACAGACCACCACGCCTCGCCCTTCTCGCACTGGAACGGCGTCGGTGCCACGTACCCAGCACGCAGACGCTCCAGCGGCGTCTCGGGACGGGACGCGAACACGTCGCGCAAAAGCTTGTCGGTAAGTCGTTCGTTGTTCACTTGCTGTTCTCCTTGTTGATCCTGGGCCTGCCCGGCGGCCGACGAGCGGCCTCTAGGCGGGCGATGGTGTCGCGCGGCCACACGCCGCGAACGTGGCCGACGCCGTGCTGTCGGCCAAGCCGAAACACCTGCGTGGTGGACACGCCCAGGCGTTCGGCGATTTGGTTGGTGGTGAGGTATCGCATCGAATCCGAAGCGCCCGCTTTCGCAGGCGCGTCGGGAGCCGCCCGGCCACGGGCGCTGGGCGGCGGGAAACGTTCAGATTGTCGGGCAAACAAAGCCTGGAACCCTGTTGATTCCAAGACGGTCCTCTTCCGCCATCCGCTTGGCCCAATCAATGCACCTGGTAAGAGAATCAAACCAAGCGCCGGCCGAGTAGTCTGACTGTGATTCATCGATGTCTGTGACGCGCCGGGCGCGGAGGCACGCAACATCTCCGGATTGATCGATGAACTCGACAACCCATGAACCGAATCTGGCCGAATATCGAGCGCCGTCGTTTTGGACATTGCCGCCCTCTTTGTTAAGCGTCTTGATCGTGCGTGTGGTAAGCATGTTCGTTTCCTTTTCCCCCGACCTGCTCTCCGGTCGGCCGAGCCACCCCACCTCCATCGAACAAATGGTATCACCGAAAACAGTTTAGTGCAAGCGATTTACCAAAAATATCTGCTTTTTTCTGTTAGTACCGCGTTCTGGGGGGTCGTGTATCGCCCGATAATCGCCGATTTCGCCGATATCCCCTGGTTTTTGCTTGCTTTTTGCCCAGATACTGGGGCGAGGGAGACTGCGCCTTGCGCATCGTTACGCCCGCTTACGCATCCTTACGCTTATTTCGATTCGTCGGGGTCGGAGGCCTTCGGAGGCCTTCGGAGGCCTTCGGAGGACAAAGTGTGCACTTTGGCTCAAGTCGCGTACACTTTTCACGCATGGCACGAAAAACCACCGGCATCAAGGAAATCACCCCCGTCGGCATCCTCGACGCCGCGCCGCGCAACGAGTGGGCCGACACCATCCAGTTCTTCGAGCAACTCACGCCGCTCCAGATCAAACGCGGGTGGCGCGCGGTGTTCGTCGAGGCCGTCGAGGAGTCGGTGGACGGCCGCCGCCAACCGATGTCCGTCAAGCAGGCCGCCCATCTAGCCGATATCGTGACAAGGAACCTGCTGCATATTGGAGCGCAAGATTGGCAAGGTCAGCGTGTAAAGCCACAGTCGCGAGCGCGGCCGCAAGCGTCGTCTTTCAGGCCAACACCGGCCCCGGAACCGGCTCCGACGGCCAAGGGTTCCGCGCGGTCCAGATCGAGTGCGACTCCTCGTCGGTCGCCAATCTCGAAATGACGGTCGAGCCGATCGACTCGTCGGCCGTCACGATCTACCCCGGCGCGGTCCGAAACATCTCGTTGACCGACAACCGGCAGGTGACGAAGATCACGCTCAGCGGCTCCTCGGGGACGGCGACCTATTCGTTCTTCCAGGTGTCGTAATGGCAAAGCCCGGCAAGTGTGTTGGGGGTCAGGGGTCTAGCGCATGGCGCGGCCCAGACGAACTTCGCCCGATGCTCGTGCCCATTGACAGCGTTCACCACGACCCGTCCAACGCGCGCCGGCACCCAGACCGAAATATCGAGTCCATCGTCGCGTCGATCAACAGGTTCGGCCAGCGGTTTCCGATCGTTGTACAGCGCGATGGAATGATCGTACGGGCCGGCAACGGCCGCCTTGACGCCATGAAAAAACTCGGCTGGTCGCACGTCGCGGCCGTCGTCGTTGATGAGCCGTCGGCCGACGCGACGGCGTTTGCGATCGCGGACAACCGAACGTCCGAGCTTGCGGAGTGGGACGACGAAACGCTAGCGAGCCTGCTGCAATCGCTCGACAAGGATGACCGGGAGGTTGCCGGGTTCAACGACAGCGAATTGTCGGAGTTGCTGGATCGGTTGACGCCGGACGTTGAGATCAAAGAGGACGAAGTCCCCGAGCCGCCGGTCGATCCGATCACGAAGCCGGGCGACCTGTGGCTGCTGGGCGAGCACCGCCTGCTGTGCGGGGACTCGACGAAAGCCGAGGATGTGGAACGGCTGATGGCGGGGGCGAAGGCCGGGATGATGGTGACTGATCCGCCTTATGGCGTCGATTACGACGGCGGCCAGGCCAACACCAAGAAGCGAGAAAAGCTAAGCGGCGACGACACGACGGAGGTGTTCAACGCTGGCCTATCTGCGGCGCTGAACGCCGTGCCGTCTGGTGCATGGTACATCTGGCACGCAGGCCGATACGCCGAGCCGGTGTACGCCGCGATTAGGAAGTGCGGTTTCGACGTTCGGGCCTTGATCGTGTGGAACAAACTCAAGGCCCACTACGGAGCGCCAAGTGCCCACTATTGCCAGAAGCACGAACCCTGCCTGTATGCCGTGCGAGACTCTGCCGGATTCTGCGGGCCAAGTAACGAGGTCACGGTGTGGGACATTGAGCAGCCGCACAGAAACGAACACCACCCAACGCAAAAACCGATCATCTGCATGGCAAGGGCCATCCGAAACCATCATGCTGAATCTGTCTACGACCCATTCCTCGGTTCCGGCACCACGCTCATCGCCGCCGAGCAACTGGGCCGCAAGTGCTACGGGATGGAAATCAGCCCGCGGTACTGCGACGTGATTGTCAAGCGATGGGAAACACTCACCGGACGAAAGGCCGAGCTTGCACCACGATGACGAACAATCAACGAAGGCCGGCCCGCTCGACATGGCCGTGGACGCCGACCGACGTGTTTTGGTCCGCTCCATGTCCGACGGAGTGACCAACCGGCTCAAGCGGTGGTCCGGAATTGACGACCAACTCAAGGTTGACGCGGTGAAGGCGCTGAGAGTCGCACTGCGGCTGTCGCTCGAAAAGCAGGACCACCGCGCGATCAACGGGTGCGTCAAGACGCTCGCTTTTCTGGAGGGTCAGAATCAGGCCGACGAGCACTTCGCCGAGAAAAAACCGGACTTTAGTGTCATCGTTCAAACCGCCACGTGGACCGTTCCGCCACCAAGAGCGATCGGGGACAAGTGAATCTGACCGTCCAAATGGAATTGCCCCCCGTCGCCGGATATCAGCGCGACGCGATCTTCTGCGCAGAACGCAATTCGATCATCGAGGCCACCACCAAGGCCGGCAAGACCATCGGGTGCATCTGGTGGCTTGTTCACGTCGCCGCGACGCTCGGCGGCGACGGCCGGGAGTTCTGGTGGGTCGCGCCCGTCAGCGACCAGGCCGATATCGCCTACCGCCGCATGATCGCGCTGTTTGATTCGGTAGACCGCGAAAAAAAGCATTGGTCAACCAACAAGACCAACAAGACAATCCGGATCAGCAATGGCTCGACGTTCCGCTTCAAGTCGGCCGACGAACCCGATTCGCTCTACGGCGAGGACGTGTACGCGGCCGTCATGGACGAGGCATCGAGGGCCAAGGAAGATGCGTGGGTCGCGCTCCGCTCGACGCTCACCGCGTCAAAGGGCATGGCCAGGATCATCGGCAACGTCAAGGGCCGCCAGAATTGGGCCTATCGGCTTGCCCGCCGCGTCGAGTCCGGCGCGTTGCCCGGCTGGCGGCACGCCAAGATCACGTGCTACGACGCGGTCAAGGCCGGGATCATCTCGCAAGACGAAGTGGAGGCCGCGCGGCGGGAGCTGCCCGAGGCCGCGTTCCGAGAACTCTACGAGGGCATCCCGTCCGAGGACGGCGAGAACCCGTTTGGCGCGTCGCATATCGCCGAGTGCTGGCGCGACACGATCGAACCCGATTCGGTCGCGTGTTGGGGCATCGACCTCGCCAAGTCCACCGACTGGACCTGGGCCGTCGGCCTGTCCGCGTCGGGCGCGGTCGTCGCCTCGCACCGCTGGCAGCGCGTCCCGTGGTCCGAAACCACCGAGCGGCTGCGCCTGCTTGTCGGGTCAACCCCCGCGTTGGCCGACTCCACCGGCGTCGGCGATCCGATCGTCGAAACCTTGCAGGCACGTTGCCCGGCGGTCGAGGGCCTGAAGTTCACGCAACTCTCAAAGCAGCAGCTTATGGAGGGGCTGGCGGTCGCCATCCAGCAGCACTCGATATCGTTCGACGATCCGATTCTGAGGTCGGAACTCGAATCGTTCGAGTACGAGCACACCCGCACCGGCGTGCGGTACTCGGCGCCAGAGGGGTTCCACGACGACGGCGTGTGCGCACTGGCGCTGGCCGTCCGTCACCTCTCATCGTGCGGTGACTACTCGGCCTCGACCGTGCAATCGGTGTCACGTTCGGGGGACGTGGAGCCGCAATATGCCGATATTTACAACATCGACCCAGCGAAGGCCGACGCCGACGCGATGGGCAGGTGGTATAGGGGGCTGCGCGCGTGACACCGTGGACCAGGTTGGTTAGCGCATACAAGGCGTTCGTCAAGCCCGGAGAGCTGACCGCCGCGACGGTGCGCCCGTACGAAGCGCAGGACACATTCGGCCGTCGCCGCCAGCGCGACCACTTCGATCTGGCCTCCCGCTACCTCGGCTACGTCAAGGTGGCGTCGTCGCGCACGTCGTCGGCCGTCGCGTCGTCCGAGCTGAAACTCTACCGCCGCGTTTCGTCGCGCCGACCAGACACCGCGTTTGAAACCAAGCGGCTGTCGGCCGGAGAGCGCAAGCGCATCGCCAACGACCGGCACTCGTCTCCGCTTGTCAAGTCGATGGTTGAGGCCAACGGCGACGTAGAGGAAATCACCGATATCGACCACCCCGTCAAGCAGGTGCTCTCGACGGCCAACCCGCACATGAGCGGGTTCGACCTGTTCGAGTACACCGAGATGTTGCAGGGGCTGGCGGGCTCGTTCTACTGGATCGCCGTCCGTGGCCGCAACGGGTGGCCGGTCGAGGTCTGGCCCGGATTCCCCCAGTACATGCGCCCCATCGGGTCGCGCGAGACGCTTGTTGATTACTACATCTACGGGCGCGGCATGGAGGTCGAGATGCGGATCGACCGGGAGAACGTCGTGCCGTTCCGTCGGCCGAACCCGGTGGGCAACCCGTACTATGGCGTGTCCGACCTGGCCGCGTGCCTTGTTGAAGCCGACCTGTCCGCGGCGTTCGCGCGTTTCGCGCTGACCTCGCTTGATCGCGGCGTCCAGCCCGGATTGATGGTGCTCATGCCCAACATGAGCCGCCTGCAGAAAGAGGAACTGGAGGCCGACCTGCGCCGCACGGCGGACGGCACGCGCAACGGCCAGCGGTCGTTGGTCGTGACCGGCCCGGCCGGGATGATCGAAAAGGCGAAGATCGAGCGCTGGGAGTCGGCCGCGAAAGAGGCGGGCTATCTCGCCGGCCAATCCGAGGACACCGTTTTGCGCCGGATCGCCGCGTGCTTTGACATCCCCGTCACGCTCATCACGATGGAGGAGTCGTCGGTGGCCAACGGCCGCGTGGCCGCGCCGCACTGGCAGTTGATGTCCATCATGCCCAAGTGCCGCCGGATCGAGCAGACGCTCAACGAGCGGTTCCTGCCCATGTTCGGGTCGCTGGCCAACGGCCTTTTTCTTCGCTACGAGAACCCGATCGACGAGGACCGCGACCTCGCCATGACGCTCGCCACCCGCGGCTACCAGGGCGGCGTGCTGAGCCTCAACGAGGCCCGCGAGGAGGTCGAACTTCCGCCGGTCGGCGACGGTGACTCGAAGTTCATCGACAAGTCGGGCGGCGACAAGCCCGGTAACGATCAGCCCGACAAGACCACGCCCGCCCTGACCGACGACTCCAAGTCGCTCGATTGCGTGGTGCTGGTCAAGAGCGCCGCGCCGCCAACGCCGGAGCCGACGAACGTCCTGCTCCAGTCCAAGGGCTTCGGGTGCGCGTGCCGCGACAAGCACGAGCCGCGCGGGTCCAAGGCCGTCAAGGGGACGGCCGTCGGCCATATCGCCGAGGCCGTCGCGTTTTGGATCGAGGCGCAGACCGGGATCGTGATTGATTCGATCGGGCCCGGCGGCGCGTTCGCCGTCTCCCTTGACACCCCCGAATCGCGCCGCCTGTTTATGGACGCGGTTGGTTCGCTCATCGACGCGGTGTTCTCGGACGAGTACGGCGGGTCGATCAGCGCCGGGCCGGGGCTGCCGAAGTCGGATCCTAACCCATACTTCGACGCCAACCGGGCGCGGACGTTCGACAGCGTTTCGCGCACCGCGACCGATTCGATCATGCGGGAACTCACCGAGTCGGCGCGGATGGGCGAGACGCCCAACCAGATGCGTGACCGGGTGCTGGCGGTGTCCGACAACCTGCAAAATCACCAGGCAGAGGCCATCGCACGAACCGAGGTATCCAAGGCGCAGAACCGCGCCCGTGAAGCCGCGTGGACAACCAACGGCAACGTGGCCGCCAAGGAATGGCTGTTGGCCCCCGGCGCGTGCCCGGTGTGCAAGGCGATCAGGCAGGCGCGCCCAACCGCGCCGCTCGGTCAGCCGTTTTTCAAGAAGGGTTCTTCCATCTCCGTCGATGGCAAGACCTACGTGTTCGACTACGAGGACGTGTACGGTCCTCCGGCGCACCCAAACGACCGTTGCTCGTTGGGCGCCGTGTTCAAGCCAACGGGGGGATCAACATGATCGCCAAGGCGTCATGGATCAGCCGCATCGCGGCGCAGCATAAGATGGCCGAAGCCGACCTGGGCGTGAAAAGCACGAGCCTTGAATCGGTCAACGTCGACGTATCGCAAAGGCTCGTCGCCGGGATTTGCTCGACCGACTCGCTCGACCTCGACAATGAGATCGTCGTTCCGTCCGGCGTGGACACGTCGTATTTCCCGAACAAGTCCAAGGCGGTGTATTTCAACCACGAGTACGACGAACTGCCGGTGGGCACCTGCCGCAAGTTCGTGCCGATCGACGGCGGCAAGTCGATCTTCTGCCAGACGTTCATCCGGCGCGGGCCGGTGGGCGACGACCTGTTGATGGCGATCCAGGACGGCGCGGTCGGCGGGCACTCGGTCGGATACAAAGTCCTCAGCGTGACGCCGCCAAAGCAGGACGACCCGGCGTGCTACAAGAAGGCGTCGGCCGTCGTGCGAAACTGGTTGGCGCTGGAGTACAGCATCGTGTCGATGCCGTGCAACCCCGACGCGCTTGTGTCTTTGGTGTCCAAGGGCGTCATCCGCCGCAAGTCGGCGGTGCTGTTCGGGCTTGACGACACGCCCGAGAGAAGGTACTTTCCCGTTGGCGGGCGGGCGCTGGTGGTGATTACCGAGGATTGATGGTGAACACTCCGTACAAACCCAGCGCATTGCATCGAGACGAGTTCTACTCGCTCATGGCACAACACAGGTATTGGTGGATTGAATCTTGTCGCATAGCAGGCAAACCAGCAACCGCCGTGGGTTGGGCGTTCTCTCGGCAGGCGGCCGATTTCTCGTGGGCCGTTGGTAGGTGGTTGGAATCGCGATCGTGGTGATTACGGATGACTGACGTGAGATACTGGCGCGGCCTCGACGACAACTATTTCAACCCGCAGAACTGGGGCACGTCGCCCAACGGTCCGTGGGGGGTGATATCGCCTGTGTCCGGCTCCATCCACCTTCTCGCCGGTTCCAAGCCGCTGCGGCTCCCGTCCAACATCGGGCGATTCGATAGCCTGACCGTCGATCCCGGCGCGGGCGGGATCATCCTCCCGCCATCGCTGTTCCGCGACGACGTTCTCTGCCAACCATTCGACGGTAACACCATCGCCCGCACGGACGCGGGCGCGGGTGTTGCCGGTTGCGAAGAAATGCCGATACTGAATCCGTAGGCCGGAGCGATCCGCGCCACTCGGTCGGGCCAATCGGCTAGACGCCTCAGAACGTCTTGCGATCGCCCGGCGCGTGTGTGCTTCCCATTCGGCGTGTTTATCAACACGCACCCTTTGGGAAGCACAACCATGAAGATCAAGATCAAGCACCTGCTGGGCGCGGCCAAGGGCCTCGGCTACGCGGGCAAAGACACCGACGTTGACGCGATGAAGAAGTTCATCGTTGACGCCGGGTACGACAGCCTGATCCTCAACGGCCAGTCCGTCGAGGTCAAGAGCATCGAAATCCAGGCCGAGCCCAAGTCGCTCCCCGTCGCGGACGACACCGACGGCGAGGCCGAGAACAAGGCCAAGGCCGGCGCGACCGAAACCAAGTCGATCAACGCCGACGACATCGACGCCAAGATCGCGGCGGCCGTCGAGCGCGTCACCAAGGCCGCCGGGCGCGACGTGACGGACAACAAGCGCCCGACGCTCCACTCCTCGGACATCGGGGATATCCGCGTCCGCGCCGCCGATCAGGCGTACTACGAGGACCACTGCATCCCGTCCGGCAAGGCGGCGTTCAAGTCGTTCCAGGCGCTCCAGGCGTTCAACGACTACGTCCTCGACCAGGTGGGGCACAAGGTCATCGGCAAGACCTACCCGGCGATCGAGTCGGCCCGCAAGCGTCTCGCCAAGGACGGAGTTTGGCACAAGCTGTACGCGGCCAAGGCGTACGCGACCACGCCCGACGCGGCCGGCGGCGCGCTCATCAAGGAAGAGTTCCTCCCCGACATCATCAACAACGTCAACCAGTACGGCGTCGCGCGACGGTTGTGCCGTGTCATCCCCATGAACACGGACAAGATCAGCCGCCCGATCAAGAGCGGCATCCACACGCTGTACTACCCGGACGAGAACGTCGCTGGCACGGCGTCAACCGGCGTCACCTACGCCAAGTCAACCCTCCAGGCCAAGATGGGCGTCTGCATTGTGCAGATGTCCCGGCAGGTGCTCGACGACGCGGCGGGTTCCGGCATCGGTTTGATGGACGACACGGCGCGCGAGATCGCGCGGTGCATCGCCTACACCGAGGACCAGATGCTGTTCAACGGCGACGGCTCGGCGTCGTACGCCAACGTGTTCGGCATCATCCCGAAGTTCGCGTCCATCGGCTACGGCACGGCGGCCGGAATCGTGGCGGGCGGCGGCACGACCAGCGCCCACACCGACGCCAACGTCATCTCCGCGATGGCGCTCCTGCCCGACTACGCCAGGCAGGGCAAGCCGGTCATCTCCTGCACGCCCGAGACGGCCGACAGGATCTTCCTGCGGCTGGCCAAGGCGGCGGGCGGCGTGACGTACCAGGAGATGGTCGGGTTCGGCCCGACGCTCATGTACCACGGCCGTCCGGTCATCACGAACAACGTGATGAACGCGACCGACTCGACCGGAACCAACACGATCGACTTCCTCTACGGCGACTTCTCCCGGTGCGCCGACTTCGGCGACCGGCTCGGCGTTGAGATCGACGTGTCCGACCAGTCACGCTGGACGGCCGTCGGGATCGACATGCGCGGCATCGTTCGCCACGACATCAACGTGTACGACATCGGCTCGGCCACCGTGCGCGGCCCGGTGGTCGGCCTGTACCAGACGTAATCACCAACCGCACAGACTCAGGAGACAACGACAATGGCAACGAAAATCCAAGACCTGCGGTGGGTGAAGGCCATCGACTGCACCAAGCGCGCAACCGGAACCGTGTCGGCGGTCGTCGACATGGGGTACGGCGGCAACAACTTCGACGACGTGCTCGTGGTCTGCAACAAGAGCGCGTTCTCGTCCAAGGGCAGCAAGATGGTCATTCGGGCGCGGCACACGACCGCCTCCGGCACCCTCTACGCGTCTTCGACCGCGTTCAACACGGCGCTCGCCGCGTCCGGCGCGACGGGGTCTGCGGCCGAACTGGTCGGCCTGCTCATCCACCGCTCTGGCGGCACGGGCCGGTTCCTCCGGCTCCTGCTCTCGTCCGCGACGGCCTCTTCGCAGGCCGGCGTTGACGTGCTGCTCACCGGCTCCGACCGCATCCTCCCGCCCACCACAGGCTTCGCCTCGATCACCTACTCACCGCCCGCCCCATGATGGGCGAACTGCGACAACATCTCGGTGCCCTTCGGGGCACGACCTCCCCCCGGCCGCAGCGCGAAAGCGCGACGGCCGGATTCCAACTAGAGATCAACACGGAGATCAACGAGATATGCGGTGTGTCGCGCAAAGGCCGGTTCTGGACCCCGATGGAGCGCGAGGCGTTCGCGTCCGCGTGCCGGGACGACGCGGAGCGTGGCGACGCGGCGATCTGCTACGCCGTGCGGGGCGACACGGAAATCGGCCCCACCGGTTCGGTGTTCCTCACCGAGCTGACGAACGCGCGATGGCTGTTCGCCGTGGGGTCCGCGAGGCCCGCGACCGAGGAAGAGGCCATGGCGCATCTCAACGCCAAGAAACAGCGCCGGTCACGTATCCGCGTATCGGAGAGCTATCGGCGGCTGATGTTTGCTGGGAGGTTCCGCAATGCGTGTCGTGTTTCTGAATGACTTTCGGGACCACAAGGCCGGGTCGTCGGCCGTCATCGACGAGGCGACGGCGTGGTGGTTGATTAGCATCGGCGCGGCGCGGCAGCACACGCCGGGCGACGACACCAAGGCCAACGTGAAGAACAAGGGCGCCGTCGCCGACGCCCGGAGCAAGTAGATTGTCTACCGACTTCATCACGGCAACGCAGGTCAAGTCGTACCTGGGCATCACGTCCACGGACTACGACACCATCCTCGCCACGCTGTGCCTGGCCGGTAAAAAGAAGATCTACAACCTGTGCAACCGGCCGGACGGATTCTTCACCGGGACGTGGACGCAGGTCAACGACGGGGAGCAGGCCGACCGGCTCGTGTTGACCAACACGCCGATCACGTCGATCACGTCGATCTCGCTGATCGGGTACGGCGGCGCCTCGACGGCGATCGACTCCTCGACCTACACCTTCAACCCGCTCAACGGCGTGGTGGGGTTCCGCGACTCGGTGCAGGGCCGGTTCTACAACGGGTGGCCGTCGCCCGGCCGCGACTACGCGCCGATGGACGGTTGGCGCACCGGGTCGGAAAACTTCGGGTATGGGTTCCGCAACGTCTCGACGGTCTACGTCGGCGGGTACACCAACGACGCGGCGCTGCCCGAGGACCTTGTGCAGGGCGCGACCGAGTACGTCGCGTGGATGTTCCGGATGCGCACCCGCGACCCATCCCTGAAATCCGAGAACCTTGGCCACTACGGGTACACCAACGCCGACGGCGCAAGCCTTGCCGCCGCGTTCCAGGACTACATCGTCACGACGTACCTGCGCGACTACATCCGCCACATCGTCACCGTCTAGGAGCCAATCGCGTGTCTCTCCTGTCCATGCTCACGCAGACCTGCACGATCAGCCGCTCCGCGAACACGCGGAACTCGACGTACGGAACGCTCGACCGAACGCAATCGGCCGTCGCGTCCGGCGTGTCGTGCGCGATCCAGGCTGGGCGAGACAGCGAGGCGATGGAGTTCGGGCGGCGGACAGGGCGCGTCGTGTACCGGGGGTATTTTCCGGTCGGGACCGACCTGCGGTTGGAGGATCAGGTGTATTCGATCGGCGGCACTGGCGCGGCGTTCACCGGCGTGTCTTTGGAGGTCGTCAGCCCGCTCAACGACATGGCCGGTCGCGGCAACCACGTTACCTGTCTATTGGCGAACACGGTCTGATATGGCAAAGATCACCTGGAATCCAAGGCCGTTCACGAGCGCCGTCCGGGCGTCGATGGCCGACGGCCTGACGGCCGGGGCCGAGGTGCTGGCCGACGAGATGGCCCGCAACTTCGGAAGCGAGGGCGGGGGAGTCATTGGCAAAACCGCCACGGGCAGGAACGTCTACAAGGCCGCGCCGCCGGGCAAGTTCCCCGGCATCCGCACCGGCAACCTGCGCAATTCGATCGCGTATCAGGCCGCGACGCCCGCCGAGATGATCGCGTACGCCGGGTGTGCGCCGGGCCAGATCGACCGCTACGGGTACTGGCTGGAGTACGGCACGTCCAAGATGGCCGCGCGACCGTGGGCCAAGCGGAGCCTCTACAAGTCGCTCGACCGGATCGTCGGCACGATCCTGGCCAAGGCGAAATCGTCGATGGTCGAAAGGGTTGGTGCGACATGACGGCCTCCGCTGTATGGCAAGCCGTTTACGCGCGGTACCTGGCCGACACCGGCTCGGGCGGGTTGAACCACGCGTCTGCGCCGATCATCACGGGGCTGTACATCAATCAGGCCCCAGAGCGGCAGGCGGCGCCCTACGTCGTGTTCAACGTCCAGAACGAGTCGCACGACGACTCGCTCGGCTCGTCGTTCGTCCGCGTCGACTGCGCGTTCAACGTCTACGTCAACAAAGAGACGGCCGACCCGGCGTCGGTCGTTCCGATCCGCGACCGTCTCAAAGCACTCTTCAACCGCTGGACGGCCAGCGGTGTCACCGGGTACACGTTCACGGCGATGCAGCGGGTGGGGTCGCTGGAGATCCCAACCCCGGACCAGCTTGCGCATTTTGCCGATGATTACACGGTCAAGGTCAGCGGCTCAACCACTTAGCATCGGGGATAGACATGGCGAAGTACAACGGCATTTCGGGCGACGTGACCTTGAGCGGCACGTCGTCAACATGGGCGGCGGGCATCGTCACCAACAACATCAAAAAATGGAGCGCGGACTTCACACGCATCCTCAATGACTCGACCTCCAAGGCCGACGCCGGGTTCACGACCGACACCAGTGGACCGGCGACGCTGGTTGGTGAGATCGTCATGTTCGCCGACGACACGACGGCCCTCTCGATCCTGGCCGGTTCGTCCGACCCGACCGTTACACTGGTGCTGAAGGGCTCTCGGTCGTTCTCGTGCGCGGCCAAGATGGATTCGCTTGGCATCGACGGACAGGACTTCGGGCCGCCGGGCGCCACGCCGACCGTGACGTTCCGGTTCCGATCGCAGGGCACCGTGACCGTCGCCTGATTGGGGGTATTTGATTGGCGCGTAAGGCCGCACAAATCGGCGAGGCGAGCGTCGGCCTGACGGCCGACATTGCCGGTCTTGAGGCCAGCCTGAAACAGGCCGAAGCCAAGGTCCGCGAGGCCGCGCTGCGCATTGAAAAGACGTGGAAGGCGTCGGCGAAGAATATCCGGGAGGCGGCCGGCGCCGCTGCCGGGGCGCTAACGTCGGAGATCCCCGGCACCAACGGCGACCCGCTGTTAACAATCGGGGCGCTCGCGGGCCGCGCCGCGGCGTTCTACGCCATCTCGGCGTCGATCTCCAAGGCGCTCGACGGCCTGATGAACATGACCGAGCAGGCGCACGACTTGCAGCGGGAGTTGGCCTCCAGCGCCGACGCGTTCGCCAGGCTCGCGGGCGCATCGCGCACCAGGGAAAACGTCGCCGGGATTGAGGCGATGGCCGAGGCCGCCGGGTTGACGGCCGAGCAGATCGAGCGGATCACCAAGGCGCAGCAAGGGTTGGACATTTCCGCCCTGTCGCAGCAACAGGCCAAGGCGCTCGATGAACTGGGCAAGAAACTCGTGGACGCGCAGAGCATCTTTTCGTTCGGCGGGTTCGGTCGAGCCGTGCAGGACTTGTTCGGCGGCCAGAAAATCGAGATTCTTGACAGCCTCACCACGTCCAACAAACTGCTCGAACAGCACGCCGAGCAGGTCGAGCGGATCAACAAGCTGTACGTGAAGATGGCCGAGGACATCGCCAACGCCAACGCCAGACAGGCGGCGGCGCTGAAGAACACCGAGATCGACCGGCTGCGTTCGTACCAGGACGACGTGCGCGGCGGGTTCGGCCTGAATCAAGCCCCGTTCGACGACACGCAGGCGATGGAGCGGAACCTTACCAGGGTGTTCAACACGAGCCGTTACTAAATGCCGCAACTGACCGTCAATCCAAAGCCCATCGCGCGAGGCGAGGCCGTCAACAACGACACCAAGCGATCGGTCTTGCGCGTGTTCCATGTCGAGTGCGCGATCGGTGCCGATCCGATCGCAACGCCCGGCCTGCCGTACTACGGCCAGCAACTCAACCCGTCCTTTCCGGGCAACTCCGACCTCGCCACGTTGACGGCCCCGTTTGTGCGTTGCCGTGGCATCGCGCGGATGCGGCACATCAACCGCGACACCGCGACGACGTTCGGGGCCGGGACCGGCTCGGACGTTTACGAGATCGCGTTCCTGTTCAACGACGAATTCGTTCAGGGGATCGACGCGCCGGCCAACTGGACGTTCGCGCGAGAGGAGATCAAGATCCCGTTCCTGCGACGGCTCGACAACGTCTACCCGAACATCGGGACCACGGCGCCGCTCCCCAATAACTTCGGCTGCCCCGGAATCTCCGGCGGCTTCCGCGTTGCGTACCGATGGAAGCTGGAGCCGTTCTCGGTGTTTGTGCCGTTCACCATGACGCAGAAAACGTACTGGGTGAACTCGCAGGTGCTCACGTACGAGCGGCTGATCGCCATCCGGGACCAGGTTGGGAAGTATCACGAGATCGACGACGGGACCGAGAAGAAGCTCGTCCTGCGCATGGAGCCGCCGCGCATCGTCCAGGAGGATCGGCGATGGTTCCGGATTGAGTACGCGTGGATGTCGGACCCCGGCAATTCGCCGTTCTCGGGCGACGAGAACCCGTGCAAGCGGTACCTGTTGCCGACCATCGCGCGCGGACCGTTCCAGCGATACCGGGTCATCCCCCCGGCGCAGATCGGGTACGCGCCGACGTTCGAGGTTTACGACACGTTTACGCGCGACGGCACAAACCCGTTCTGGGAGCCGGAAGGGTACCTGAAACTTACCCCGGCCGGAGAGGTGTTCCCGCTGTGAACCTCGACGACTTCCAGACCGATACGCAGGTCGAATCAACATCGCCAAAGACGGGCGAGGTTGTCAAGGTGTATTTCAACGGCGACGACATCTTCTCGGTCGCGCACGCCCCGGCCAACGAGTGGACATACGACGTGGTGTTGCGGAGCGACGACGGCGATGTGGTTTTGACTGGCGTCCGACCGTCCAACGACCGCCCGTCGGTCGATATCCGTCCAGCGTCGCCCGGCACGCCGGTGTTCGCCGCGTACCGTGGCGACGAGGTGCTGCTGTCGTTCATCGAGCAGGTGTATTTCGAGGATTGCTCGTCGGAGCGGCCGGGGATCGTCTCGGCGGTTCGCCGGGCGTTGGGGATCTAGACCATGCCCATCATCAACGGCATCAATGTCGAAACCGAGACGGCCGAGATCACGCTCACGAACCCGGGCGAGAAATTCGCGTTCAACGTAGCCGGGTTCACCAAGGCGACGGTCCACTTCTCGGAATTGGCCGCCCCGGCGTCGACGGTGTCTGTCCACATTCTGCGGGGGAACCAGGACATCGTTGACCCGAGGCCGCTGGAGACGGCGCAGACGTTCGCGTCGGCGCCGGGCATGTCGGCCGCGATCGACGTGACGGGCTTCACCTCGCTCGTGGTCAAGGTGGAAACCGGGAACTCGACCGGCTCCGGCAAGTGGCGGGCGGTCTGTTGCAAGAAGGCCGTGCCGGGCTGATTTAGCCGATAAACACACAGCAAAGGCGGGGAACAAACGATGGCCGACAGGTATTGGCGCGGAACAAACTCGACATGGACCGACACGGCCAACTGGTCGGCCACACGGTACGGCGTGACGGGCGCTTCGGCCCCGGCCAGCACCAACGACGTGTATATCCTTGACGGGATCGGCGATATCGACGCCTACGACGCCTCGGCCGTCGACCTCAACTCGCTGACCATCGGCGGCAACTTCGTCGGCCGGATCAAGGGTCTGTCGATCGCATGCTCCGGCGCGGTCCGCATCGCGTGCCGCAACGACATCGTGCTGAACCCCGGCACGAACAACCTCGACGACGTGCGCGTGTATTCGACCGGATCGGCCACGGTGCGGTTCGGGTCCGGGGCGGGCGTCATCACGGCGCTGCAAGTCGGGTCGGGGAACGTGGTCATCGAGTCCGGGGCGACGGTCACGACCGCCAGCGTCGCGGGCGGAACGATTGTTGATACCGGCGGAACCGTCTACACGACCCTCAACCTGCGCGGCGGCACGGTCTACAGCCAGCGCGGCGCGACGACGGCCAACGTCTCGGACGCTACGCTCGTTGCGCTCTCGGCGTCGGCATGGGGCACGGTCAGCGCGTCCAACTCGCTCGTGCAGTACAACTCCAGCGGGACGATCACGACCGCCAACGCCTACCCGAACTCGAAGTGGACCGACGAGGCGTTGGGAACAAGGGCGGTCGGCGGCGTGGTCATCAACGGTGCGCCGACGCCGTTCACGGTCACTAACAGCGTCGAATGGCTCAACGCGACGCTCTTTGACAACGCGCAGGCGAACATCACGTACTCAAACGCGACGACATACGTCGGAAAGAACGGGGGCTAAACGGTGCCGACTTACGACAGGTATTGGGTTGGTGGGCCGGGGTCCAAGTCCGCAAGCGACACCGCGAACTGGTCGGCGACACGCAACGGCGCTGGCGGCGCGTCGGTCCCGACAAGCAACGAGGCCGCCGCGATCATCGACGGGACAAGCAACATTTCAACCGGCCTGAACCTCTCGGCGCTGACCGGCACGATCGACATCAACTTCAACGGCACGATCGGGTCCGGCGAGTCGACGGGCCTAAAAACCAACTGCCAGCGGGTGACGGTCGGCGGTTCGTCGTCGTTCGTCAACATCGAAACCGGGTCGGCGGGCGGTGTCACGCAGCTTGACGTGTACGGAATGAACGGCGGAACGTGCCGGGTGCTGGCCGGCGGCAGCGGCGTCGGGACCGTATACGTCGGCGGCGATTGCGTGTATAAGCACGAGAACACCGCGTCGAGCACGATCTACAACGGCGGAGGCGGCGTCATCATCTCGTCAAACACGGCCGGAACGACGGTCCTGCACAACTACGCCGGGAACGCGATCTGCTCCGGCAACATCACAACGATCAACGAGTACGGCGGGGTTGTGACCGTCGCGGCGTCGGCCACCGTCAACGCGGCCAATGTTTACGGCGGGCTGTACATTCACAATTCAAGCGGGACGATTGCTTCGATGAACGTGTTTCCGAACGGAACCGCCACCGACAGCGGTGCAACGTCGGCGTTCACCGTCACCGCGTCGGTTATCTGGGTCGGCGGCTCGCTGTTTGAATCTCCTGGCGTTTCGATCACCTACACGGCCGCGACGGTCCACCGAGGGTTCCCGTGATAGCGCTCGCCCGCGCCGGCATCGCCGTCCGTCGGGCGTTGATCGCGGCGACGACGTCCTGCAAAGCATTGTGTTGTTTCGGAGACTGTCGGACCGTGTCGGAGTGGGTCAACGACCTCTGCGACCGGCCGCAGACATCGGCGAACGGGTGCCCGGCGGCGCCGTCGGTGTGGGTGTGCGACGACGCGCTGTACCCGGACGGCACTCCTGTGCATGGCGGGCACACCAGTGACGCGAGGATTGTCTACAGCGGCCTGTGCTACCGGCTCGGCGGCGACCTCTCCAAGCGCGGCATCCCGCGCGACAGCCTGCCGCCAGGAACGAACGTTCTGGAAACCAACGATTTTGGGAAGGCCGTCGATTGCCACGACCCGCAGTGCGGATCAGACCGCGCGTTCATCAAGGCGACGACCTGCTCCGGGCAGGACCTTGAAGGGGCGACGGTCACCGAGGTGTGGGTGTGCGCGACGCTGGTGGCCGAGTGCGGCTGCAACACGATCGCGGTTGGCCGATCGACGAACGAGCCGTGGATTTGCTGGCAGGTGAACCCCGGCCCGGCGGTGGACGAGGACGAGATCCCGACGGGGCCGACGATCAGGAAGATCGTCGATGGCTATTGCAACCCACTCAACCCGGACGGGTCGCGCGAACATACCGGCTGCTGCGAGTGCGTAAGCGGGTGCGCGCCGGTGGAGTTCCAGACGCTCCAGTGTGATTCAAACTACCAGCTCCAGCGTACCGGCCCGATCCTGAAATGCTGCTGCAACGGCGACGACTACACCATCGACCTGACGAGTTTCGCCCACTCGTATTCGTTCACGCCGCACCCGCCGCAGGATGTGGGGCAGGCGAACTCGTCGAGCTCGGTGGTGATCCAGAACGGGCACCTGGTGGTGACGGGCGGGTCGATCGACCTCGCGCTCTCGCGCCCGACCATTGTGCGAGTGACGGGGAACGACGGGACCGTTCAGGATGTGAACCTGGGTTTGCCGCTGCAATCCGGCTGCGGCGCGAGCCCGTACGAACTTCCGCGCGGGCCGGAATTCGCCGGGGCCGCGTGGATCAGCAACGAGCGGGTCTGCTCGCAGGACGAGCGCAACGAGTTCGGAGACGGGTTCACGTCGGACGTGTCGGTGGTGTGGAACTGCGCGCAGCGCACGTACTCGATCACGCAAAGGTACTACCAGTACGGCGGGTTCCTCCGCATCGTGCAGACGTGGTCGATCGGGTACACTAGGACGCAGGTAGACGCCCGTTGCACCGGCGACTGTGCGCAGGGGAGCCGCACGGCGCCGCGCGCCGTGCTTTCCGATTTGACGGTCAGGCAACTGTTGTACGAACTCAGGAGCCGCGCCCTTGTCTAGTTGCTGTGGAAAAACCAAGCGCGGTGGGTGCGACTACGGCGCGACGTTCATTTTCTGTGAACTTGTCCGACGGCTTCGGGTGTTTGGGAACCCCAAGCCCGAGCCGTCGGGAGATGTGGTTTGGGCCGGGATTCGATGGATCGGCGTCCCCAAGCCGCTCCGGGTTATGAAATACCCCCTTGCCCTGCGCGGCGTCCCGCTTTGCGGCTGCGGTTGCATCAAGTGGCTTGTTGAAAATGTGAAAATGCCGATAAAGAACGGAGCCAAGAGGGGTCTACAGCGACTATGGCCATCAACGAAAAGACGAAAGTGTCGCTCACCATCGCGGGCATCGTCTCGCTGATCCTGTTCGTCGGGGGCGGTGCGTGGCAGGCGTCGAGTTTCGCCAACAACATCGAGGTGGAGTTGAAGCAACTCCGAACCGACCTCAACTCGTTCAGCGGCGATCGGTTCACGGCGGCGATGGCCAGTGAGCAGGCGTTGCGGACGGCGATGGCGAATCCAGGGATGAGGGTTCCCGACCCGCGCAACCCCGGCCAGTTCTTCTTTGTGGAGGTGAAGCGATGATTCGAGCGCGTGGGAAGTCGATCGCGTACACGTGCGGGCTGCTGGCGTTCGTGGCGCTGGTGCTGGTGTTCTGCCTGTCGGGGTGTGCGGTCGGATTCACGCCCGACACGAGCCGGCCCGTCGTTGGATTCGAGATGGGCGGCGACGCGGATTCGTTCTCTCACGCGGCGACTGGCCTTGGCGCGGCGATCGGTGGTCTTGCCGGAGGTCCTGGCGGAGCTGTGATCGGCACGGCGATCGGCGGCGTTGTTGCGGCGGCCGGCACGGCGCTGCTGGGCATGAAGCACAAGCAGGCGACGGACAAGGCGTTCGACGAGGGTGCGGCGCGTGCCGCCGGCGTCAACCCGACCAGTTCTGTTCCCATCACGCCACCCAAGGCGTGAGCATCACAGGAGAGTCCATTGGCAACAGTCAAGGGCATCATCGCACAGATTGAGTCTCTGTCCAAGAAGGAACTCGCGGCGCTGGAGGCCGAGTGGGGCAAGGCCGGGAGCGTGAAGCGGCGCTGGCTCACCGCGGCGGGCGGCTTCATCGTCGGCGTCGGCGTGGGGGTCGGGTGCGTGCTGCTGTTTGGCTGTTCGTCGTCTCCGCCTCAGGCGCGGCAGTGCCCGCCGGTGACGGCGACGTTCTGCACGAAAGGGCCGACGGTGGTGCCATGAGATCAATTGAAGAAATCGCTAGGGCGTGCCACGAAGTCAACCGCGCATTCTGCAAGTCGATCGGCGACGACAGTCAAACGGCTTGGGAACATGCTCCGGAATGGCAGAGAAAGAGCGCCATTCTTGGAGTGGAACACGCGCTGCAAAATCCGTACGCGAATGCTGGAGACTCTCACAGGTCTTGGCTTGCTGAGAAAGAACGAGATGGATGGAAGTTCGGCCCCGCAAAGGACGTTTCCAAGAAAGAGCATCCGTGCTTCGTTCCGTTCGACAAATTGCCAAGAGAGCAGCAGGCCAAAGACTTCCTTTTCCTGGCGGTAGTAAGAGGTCTGTCGGCGCAGTAACCATGACCAAGGTCTTCGCCTATCACGCACTCTCCACCGGCGGCGCGAACGCCAAGACGCCACGCGGACTCATGGTCGAAAAAGAACCATTCGACGACGCCACCGCACTCGCCGCCGCCTGCAAGGCCAAGGGCGTGGACGGCGTGCTGCTCTGGAACTTCGACGGGTTCGACGACAACGGAGACATGCCCATCGACGGCGTGGTCCGATGCCACACGCACGAAGACCCGCGCGTCCGAAAGTGGGGGGCGCAGACCGAGCGCCTGAAGTACCTGATGGCCCTCGACGCCGCCGGCATCGACTGGATCTGGTACACCGGCTTCGTTCCCATCGCGTGGTCCGGCCTGACCGTCGAGCAGGTAGCGCAGAACGTCCGAACGATCTTTGACTGGCTGTTCGCCTACCAGCGCACTGTCAACCCAGAAAATCCCGTCAAGCTCGCCATCGACAACTCCGGCGGCAAGTCCGCCGACTCGACAGACTGGCTCGTGCGGGACGCCCTGCGCCGCCGCCGCGTCAACGTCGGGTGCGAGCCCACGGCCCACGTCGGCACGCCGTGGGTCAACTACGCGGCCTTCTCGGTCATCACCGCGTCGCTCTGGTCCAAGCGCGGCGGGTGGTACCCGCCGCCCGGCACGCTGAACCACACCGAGTACGTGTTGTGCGTCGGGCCCGAGTTCGACAACGCCGAGACGGCGCGGATGCACTACCAGCGTGGCGCGGTGCCGTGCATCACGCTCGACAAGCCCTGGGGCGCCGCCGACGTGCGGCGGGAGAAAGCAGCATGAGCTACCTGTTCAACGCCAACAGCCTGGGCCTGTCGTCGCCCGTCGATACGGCGGTGCCGAACCCGACCAAGCCGATGTCGGTGTCGTTCTGGTTCTACCCCACGTTCGACCCGGCCGCCGACACCACGAACCGGATGCTGCTCTCGTTCAAGGTGCTCTCGGGCGGGTTCAATAACTTCTTCCGCGTGATGAAGGGCACCGACAAGAAGTGGAACGTCGGGTTCCTCATCAACGGCGCAACATCGCTCAACCCATCGACGGCAAACGTGTCGTTCACGCAGAACGCATGGCACCACGTCTGCGTGACGTGGGGGCCCGGAACCGCGACCAAGATGTATCTTGACGGTTCGCTCGTATCGCTCAGCGCGTCGGCGCACCCCGCCGCGACCTACTCCGGAACCGGCTCCACCTCGATGGCGTGGACGCTCGGGTCTTGGTTCGATTCCGCCGCGTACGGGCTGCCGTCAAGCTCGTACGTCGCAGAGTTCTCGATCTTCAACAACACGCTCAGCGCAACGCAGGCGGCGGCGCTGGCCGCCGGGCGATCACCGCTCGCCATCGGCGGCGCGTGCATCTCGTACTTCGATCATAAAGGGTACAACAAGACCGACCTGCTGACCGGCGCGCCGGGTGCCTTGGGCACGGCCGGAGCGCAGACCGTGACGGGCGCAGTGCCTGTTTCGATCCTGCACCCGACCGTTGACGACCCGTGGCCGCACGTGTTCAAGCCGCTCGCCCGGCCCGGCTCCAATCGGTTCGTCGAACGGCTCCGCGAGTGGGTCAAGCAGGAAACCTCGCCGTACGTGTTTGTGTTCGACAAGCCTTCCGGCACCACAACGGTCGGGAACGACACCGGAACCACGCCACTGACCGTGACCGGCCCGACGCTCGGCGTGCAGTCGATCCTTCCGGGGGACTCGCGCACCTGCGCGTCGTTCGACGGCACGGACGACTTTGCGACGATGGCCGATGAGGCGGGCATCTCGTTCGAGCGAACCGACACGTTCGCCCTCAACGCGACGATACACCTCGACCAGAACCTCGCGGACGGCGAGTACGAGATCGTCTCCAAGACCTCGGCGCTGGCGGCCTACCTCGGGTATCGGTTCTACGTCACGCTGGCGTCGGGCTCGGCGTCGATCGGCGCCGCGCTCTCGGACGGCACACGCACGATCGTCGCGGACACCGCCGCCGGAACGCTCCCGCTGGGCGTCCCCGTGAACGTGGCGATGCTCTACGACGGGTCATCCGCGAACACCGCCATCCAGCTCTACATCCACGGCGACAAGCAGGCCGTGACTGCCAGCGGCACGACGCTTTCATCGACGATCGTCAACACCGCCGCGTTGTTCGTCGGCAAGAAGGTGCTGAACGTCACCAGCTCGTACTTCAAGGGCCGCATGGCGTCGGTGGCGATCTACAAGCCGTCGGTCGCTTCCAACGCTCTGAAGATCAAGCACTTCAGCCGGCTCAAGTCGCTGGGCACGCTGGCGATCAACGACGTGCCGGACCTGTACGTCAAGGACGCGGCTGGCAACATCCACCGGCCGGGCGATCCCGGATACAGGCCCTACATCGTCGCCGACATGGACATGGACGATGATTACGGCGATCCGTTCGCCGCCGACACGCTCGGCCAGTACGTCGATGCCGGGCTCGTCAACGTCCCGGCGATCCTCGTCACGCCGCGCAAGGGGCACACCACGGCGGCCGGCGTGGCCGCCGCCGTCAAGCGGACCCGTCGGCTCTCGGCGCGGCTCGGTGTTTACCAGGGCAACGACATCGGCTCGTCCACCTCAAGCACGTTCGCGGCGACGATCAACGCCGACTCAACGCTCGTCGGCGCCGAGGCGACGGCCAACTCTGCATACTCGACCAACGTGCAGGCATTTACCGCCGCCGTGGCCGATCTCCCGGCCAAGTCGTGCGTTCTGTACATGGGCGGGCACGCCAAGGGGATGGAGGCGATCAGGGCGGACGCGACCGCCTGGGCGCTGTTCCAGTCCAAGGTTTCGTTCGTCGTCGCCATGTTCGGCGCGTACCAACCCAACCCGGCGGCGATCACCACCGGCTCGATCGCGGCCGGCACCGTGTGGCACTCCAACGACTTCGACGGCGCTGGCACCGACGTGGAGTACAACGTCGGCCTGAACGGCGGCGTGACCGCCGCGAACACCGACGCCGAATCGTTCGCCGCGTTCTTCGCCGCGCTGAACACCGCCGGTATCCCGGTGGTTGTTCATGGCTGGAACTTCGCCGTTCGGTCGGCGGTCAACGCCCCGGCGCACGGAAAGAACTACAGCCTGCTTACGTCGGGAAGCGTCTCCAAGACCGCCGAGACGGCGTCCGGCGCCACGGCGGGCACGGGCCGCTCTCCCTGGGACGTGTTCGTGCCGTGGGTGATCGCGTTCGGCCCTCGCAGGTCGGCGAACGCCGGAGGGCCGGAGTGGCTCGGGCGCGGCACCGTGGACTTCAACACCGACGTGGACGACCCGTACGACGGAACCTCGGAGGGAAGCTGGTCGCCTGGGTATTCGAGATTCATTCAAACGCCGCTCGCCGGGTACGTGTGGCCAATGTGGTTCGACGACGCGACGACCGGCGACAGGATTGGGCAGCTCTGCTGCGACGAGGCCGACAAGTTCATCCTCAACGCGGGGGCGACAGGCACGGGCGTCGTCGGGGACTTGTCGACGGCTCGCCGGATTTCGTTCCCGGTCTACGTCGAATAGACATCCCTTGAAAAAGCCGGTGCGTCATATCCTCGCCGTCTCGGACCTGCACTGTGGCTCGACCGTGGGCCTATGCCCGCCCGACTTCAAGATGTGCAAGGGCGGAACCTACGGCTTGAATCGGTCCCAGCAATGGCTATGGGTTCATTGGTGCAAACTCACGCGGCAGGCGGTCGAGGCGTTCCACGGTGAACCATTCGCGCTGGTGGTCAACGGCGACCTGATCGACGGCAACCACCACGGCACGCAGGAAATCTGGTCGGTCAACCTGCAGGACCACGCCAACGCGGCCTTGGAACTGTTGGCCCCGATCGTGGCCAAGGCCGCCGCGACGTTCGTCGTAGTCGGAACCGAATCGCATACCAAGGAGGCCGAGTACGGCATCGCGGAGTACCTCAAGGCCGCGCCCGACAACGACAACCAATGCCCGGCGCACAACCAGTTGAACTTGTCGGTCGGAGAGCATCGATACCCGGTCAGGTTTGTTCATCATATTTCGACGACCTCGCGCGAGCATCTTCGCGCGTCCCGCCTGTCGATCCACCTCAGCAACACGCGAACGGCGGCGTCGGACGCCGGGCATACCCCGCCGAAGATGCTGGTTGCCGGCCATAGCCACGTCGCGGACGTGTACCAGCGGCTCGACTTGGCGTGCGTGACCCTCCCCGCGTGGCAGTTGTTGACGCGGTACGGGCACAAGGTTGTGCCGTCCAGCGTTCCGGCCGTCGGGCTGGCGGCGCTCTCGTTCGATGAACCGATACCACGGATCAGAATGTTCACGTCATGCGCCAAGCCGCCGGAGATCATCCATCTATGACCATCACGCTCGCCGATATTCTGCGCGACGCGCGGATCGGGCCAAAAGAGCCGGACGAGATGAGCGTCAGAGAGATCGCCGAGGCCATCGGGCGCACGACCAAGTGGGCCGACGCCTTCGTCGCCAAGAACATGGGGCGGCTATCGAGGCGGCGGTGCCAGGTTGATGGGAAGTTCGTCTATGTCTACAAGGTCAAGGACGGCACGCAATGGCCAAAGCCCGAAAGCTCAGGTCCGGCAACGACTCCATCAGCGGCGCCATCGCCACGCTCTCGGAGCATTGCGGGAGAGGCGTCGTCGTCATCTACAAGGTCAACGCGCAAACCGGCGCGGTCGAGCCGACGCCGCACTGGCTCGGCGACAAAGAGTCGCGCGAGGCGTCGGTGAAGATGCTGCTGGAGGTTTCGTACGCGATCGCCAAGAACCCTGATGCGTGGGGGTGAGCCGTGCGGATCACCATACTCGGCAAGCGGTGGAACCTGATCCGAGGTCGTTGCGCCAACGACGAGGACGGGTATTGCACGCCGCCGGACCAGGCGGGGAGGACGATCTGTATCCGGCCGTCGTTGACCGGCGAGCGTCGTCTGGAGGTGGAGATCCACGAGATGATCCACGCAGCAATGTGGTCGCTTGACGAAGAGTTTGTAGAGCAAATGGCAAGGGATTTAGCCAGAAATCTCACGCGAATCGGGTATCACCTCGATTGATCGGCTGTGGTACAGGCCAAAATCGGATCATATATGATACGATTTACTGGGTTGGCGTACCCGTCACCACATCCGCGACGGCCTTGGCGATGATGGCGGGGTCGCAAGTTAGGGGCCAGAACGAAAAGCCTTCTGGCGTTGTCGGGGTGTCTGTTCGCCAGAACAGGCTGTAGTGCAGACGGTACTTTTGATCATCCGTCAACTTCGCCACGACTTCGGCGAGGTCGTGGCGGTCGGTGGTGGGGGACCAAAAACGACAACCGCTCCCAAGCCACAGGCTGTCGCCATCATCAAAGATGCTGTTGGGGTCAGACGCCTTGTGACCATCGGCTGTGACGGCCCACCCCATCACCTTCTCGGCGAGCGTGCGGTTGATTGCGTTGATGTCGGTGGGGGTCATGGCGTGATCTCCGTTGGCTCTTTGCTGTACAGCGATTCGGCACCGTAACCGACCTGTTTGAGCCGCTGCATTGCTGCGCAGGCGGCGTCGATGGCCGACTTGAGTGTCGAACAGTCATCGTCGGTACGACAATCGGCTCGGTGGACCATCACCGCATTTCGGCTGGCCGACACCTCGAATGGACCATTTGCAAAGCCGTCCTTGTCAAACTCCGTGGCGAACGTGACGACCTCGCCGGACATGATGGTGCTTGATGCGTAGATCGTCGTCATGCTTGCTCCTTTGCCTCAAGATGTTGTTGGGAGTTCGATCTCATACCAACTTCCTCCACTTCTCCATGAGAGCGTCGAACGCGGGGCGGTCGTTGTCGCGGAGCCACTCGGCGACCTTGTATAGGAGCGTGAAGCGGTCGAGGAGTTCGTTGTACCTGTTTGGCTGGTCGTATGCTCCCGTTCGCTCAACGTCCGGCCCGAGGGTATCACCTCGCCAAGTCCTCCATTGAAGCGGAGACGCGGCCCAGCCAAAATCGTCCGGCCACGCCTTGACGAGCCAGTCGAGCGAGGCGGGGATGGGGTGTCCCATGTTTGGGAGCAAGCCAGCGCGTACGCTCTTGGTGCTTTCTGGTCCTTTCTCGTTGCGGTACCAGATGTTGTCGCTGGTGCAGCTCCACCCCGCCATCTCTGCCATCGCGTTGCGGGTGTCATCGAGGGTCATGCTTGCTCCTTTGCCGCACGCACGGCGGCGGAGGCGATGGGGTTATTCATCGCCTCTTGTGCTGACTTGATCCAAGCACGACGTACCGATGCACACGCTGAGCAGGTGTGTTCTGACCCCGGATATTTTGTTTCTTTGCTCCACAAATATTCAACGTAGTGCATGACAGCACCAAATCCACGTTGCCTACACAGTTCAAGAAGACCCGAACCATGCAAGGATGGATCGTCCACAGCGTCCCACGGACCAAACACGCCAGGTGACAACGCCTCGTCTAGCACAGAACTCAGCGATCTCACCGCCTCGCGGAGTTGGGCGATCTCGTCGTTTTTCGATTCGATGGTTCGTTGCATCGGCGTGTGCTTGGTCGTCATTGCTGGGGTTCCTCCTGCCGGGCGGACTCGGCGGCTTCTTCGGTTGAGTAGCAGTTCCCGATCGGGTACGAACGACGGATCTTCGATCCGTCTGATGTAAATGTCACAAGGAACCCGTACGCAATGCCGCCGTCTACTTCGACTTCAAGAAGCCGGCGTGGGTGTGATGGGTGGTAAACAATGGCGGCCATCGGTACGGCGACACACCCGTCCGCCGTGATCGGAAGCGTGCCTAGAAGCGAAAAGATCACCCGACGCACGGCGCCGGTGTCGTCGAGGACGTGGTCCCCTGGCGGTATAGCTGCCTTCAGGCCCTCGGCGTAGGCCATCTCGATCGCGGACAGGAGCGCTTCGGCGTCGTCGGCGGTCGCTCGCTTCCGCTCTGCCCAGTGGGCTACGCACCGTGAGATTGCCGCTGGCGTGAGTTTGTCGGGGTTGGTCGTCATCGTGCTTCCTTTCCCATCGCCGCGAAAATGGCGATGTCTGCTGAATCGAACGTTGCGGTGTGGCTGGCAAGTTCTGGGCACAGCGCCGTGTACTGCCACCCGTGCCCGTTGCCGCGCCAAATCATCAGCGGGCGTCGTCCTTTAGCCTCGCGGACCGTCGTCTCCCACGCATCGCGCCACGCCTTGCAGCCGACGTACCATCCCTGCCGGCGCTTGACCTCGACCCACAACTTGTGATTCGGGCTGTTTGGATCGACCGGCTCGATATCCGGCGCGCCGTCGTTCTTGCCGCGCACCTGGGCGGTTCGTCGCCACGGCTCGCCCGTCGCGGCCTCCATGATCCGGCACGCCTCGCGCTCGCCGACCTTGCCCTTGTTGCGGCTGTTCATCGCTTCTCCTGCTTTCTCGCTTGGAGCAGGCGATCGTGGCCAATCAACATACACATCATGAAGATGAGTAGACCTGTTACGGAACAAAGCATGTGGCTATTCATACCGTCGTACTGGAACGCGATGAACTGCAACAGCGCCGAGGCGGCGTTGCACAAACCGGCGAAGAAGTACATGTACGCGATCGTCCTCATCTCGCAAACCTCCTCTTGACCGCCGCGAACACGTCTGGTGGGAACTTCGGTTCTTTCTTGCAGTGCCACTTGTGGCCGATCGAACGCAGGTACGCCTCGACCGTCTCCACCGTCACCCCCAACCGCGCCGCCATCTGGCCCGGAGACAAATCTCGGTGTCCGACGTGGCCCCGGCGCCACTCCCGCGCCGCCTCTCGGTTCTCGAAGTCGTCGATAATCACGCTCCGTCCTCCAGTTCACGCACCGCGTTCTCGTGCCAAGGCGAGTCCTCGCCTTCCTCGTACAGGCCCTCGCCGCGCTTGATGATCGACGAAGCCCCGCCGCTCGGTGGGTTCGTCGGGAACCTCTTGGTGCGTTCCTCCAGCACGAACGGCCGCAGTTCCTCGTTCAGGTCGCGCAGGTCAACGTCCGGGTTGCGCTCCATGATCGCGGCGACCAGCGCTCGCTTCTCGTCGCACTCCGAGCAGCCGCACAACGTTCCGAGTCCCGGTCGGTGTTTCATCGCCGCCGCTCCTTACCGTAATCCACGTGGCTTGTCAGGTGGAACCCGCCGCAGCACGGGCACGAGTAGACGCGGAGCTGCACGCCTCGGTGCTTGTTCGCGTTCTTGCACGTGTTCTCCGCGTGCTGGATCGTGCGGTATACCTTCTTGCCCAGGCACATCCGCTCGATCGCTTCACTGTCGTACTCTTTCTGCTGGTTGCTGGACGCGCCGTCGTTGTTCACGGCGCCAGTACCCCAAGGCGTTGACATCGCTTGCTCCATGTTGGTGGTTTGTCGACGCGCGTCGCGGAGTACAGGTGCCCGACGTTGACGATCCTGATCTGCCCGTCGCCGGGGTACCCGTACTCGCGCCCGATGATCTCCGCGACCATCTTCACGACCGACCTCCCGTACCCGTTCGGCAGGCCGTTCGAGTTCCACGCCCGACGGCCGGTCGACGCCAGCGCGTCGGCCACGTCGAGCACGCCCACGCCGAACAGTTCGGCCATCTCGTCGCAGTTCAGATAGTGCGGGCGTGTGTTCAGTTGTTCGGCGGATGAGTACGTCACGGCGTGGCCTCCAACACCGCCGACACGTCGGCCGCGACGATCTCCAGGCACCGCGCGACGGCCGTGATCGGGCAATCGTCCTCCACCTCCAGCCCGCCGTAGGACGCGACCCATTGATCGCAGTACACGCAGCGTCGGACGGTCAGCATTTCCGGTCCTCCCGACTCGCGGCCTCTCCGACGATCACCGGCTCTCCGGTGATCCCGTTGAAAGCCGTTCGCGTGAACACCTCGTCGGTGTGCTTTCGGCACAGGTTCCCCTCCCACCGCGACGACTCGGCCCGCGCGACGAACCGCACGCGGACGCTCGCCGGATATTCGCACCCCACAACATCGCACGACACGTCGGTCATCGTGATCTACCGCCGTTCGCCACCCAACCAACCCGGCCGTCCCTTTGCGCGACTCCGGCCCGCTCGAACGCACGCAGCCAGTAGTGGACAAGCTGGCGGCTCATCCCTATCGCGTCGGCGATCTCCGCGGCGCGGCACGGCGCGCGGCGTCGCCGCAGCGAGTTCAGCACGCGCGGCCCGGCCTTCCCGTGATCGAACATTTTTCGCGGCATCGTGGGGTACGGTAACGGGATCGGCGCTTGCCGTCAACCGATGTGCAAAACTTTTTTACACGGTCGATTTGACACGCAGCCGCGCGGCGCGGTATGGTCTTGGGGGCACACCGGAGACGAACCATGCTCAACGATTTGCTCGCGGCTTTCAAGACCGAAAAAGACTGGCAGGACGAGCTTCTCGCCAAGCTCGCCCAGTCAAAAAGCAAAACCACAGAGATCGAATCGAAGATCATGGCGGCGATGAAGGACGCCGGGCTTGACGGCGACGGCGCGAAGGTGTCGCACGGCGGCCTGACCGTCACGCTTCGGCACAAGTTCCGCGCGGCGTACGACCCCGAGAAGTGGTCGGGCGTCGTCAAGTGGGCCGCCGAAACGGGCCGCGAGTACATCATCCAGCGCCGGTTGTCGGACAAGCCGGTGGTGGAGTTGATGGACAACGGCGTGGCGCTCCCCGACGGCCTGACCGTCACGTCGTACGAGGATCTGGATTTTCGCAGGTCGTGATTGGATGGGTTGCCCGGCTGGTGTAATGGATAGCACGCCGTCGCTCTAAGACGGAATGAGCGGGTTCGAATCCTGCGCCGGGTGTTCGGGGTTGGCGGGGGACACTTTTCACAGGAGACAGTTCAATGGCCAAGACACTCGCACCGGCAACCACAAGCGGAACGCTTGCCAAGCCATCCGACCTTCGGTCGTCGTTCGACCTTGCCGACAGCGACGGCCTGTCGTTGACGATGATCGGGCGGCTCTCGGTCTGGAACGGCTCGCCGCGCCAAAAACAGGACTACGGCGGCGGAAAGGGATTCGACGACGGCGACCTCATCGACATGATGGAGAAGCGCAAGACCAAGACGAACAAGATCGTCCCGGTCCACGGCTTCACCCTGTTCCAGCGCTGGGACAAGGACGCCAAGGCACCAACCTACACGTACTTCAAGCATGACAAGCACCGCGTGCCGGCCGAGGACATGGAGCGGGGCGCGGACGACTCGCCCCCGGCGTGCTACGAGGCGCTGGGCCTGGTGTGCCTGGTCGTCGGCGAGCCGGTCCCGTACCTGTTCACCTTCAAGCGCACCAGCAAGCGGGCCGGGGACGACATCGTGCGGCACGAGATGCGGCGCTCCACCATCGGCAGGTCGCCGGGCGTCTACACCATCGGCGTCAAGTCCGACAAGAACCCCGCCGGGCAGGACTACCTCCGGGTGGTGCTGAACGGCGTGCCGGCCGACATGGACGACGACACGAGCCGGTTGTTCGCGGTGGTGTCGTCGCAGATCGACAAGGCCAAGGCGCTGGCACAGGACGCGGCGGCCAAGGGCGACGACGACGACCTCCCGATCTGACCCCACACGAGAGCGGCGCGCATGGTGCGCGGGGAGATCCCGCGACGTGTTCATGAAACACGCGCCGAGCGCGGCGCCGGTGAGATACCCGGAGCCGCGCTTTGCATGCCAGCAGACCCAAACGAGTGGCCCCCGCCGGTGTTCTTCAAGGATCACCACGGCAAGCGCAAGCGAGGAGACGGCGTGTATCTGCGGTGCGAGATCGTCGGGTTCTCGGATCGAGGCACGCCGTACGTCCGTCCGGTGGACGCCGAGCGTCGGCCGTTCCCCAACGCCTCGATCTACGGCGTCGACGACGCCTGGCTGATCGACGGCCGCACGGTGATCGCGGAGAAACAAGGTTGATCCTGCGCAAGCACCAACGGGACGGCGTTGAATTGTGCGCAAAGCACAAGCGGTTTTATTTCAACGACGACTGCGGCACCGGGAAGACCATCATGATGCTGTCGCACTGCGCCGAGGCGCCGTGCCGAACCCTGGTCCTGGCACCAAAGACCGTCATGCGGACGGCGTGGGGCGGCGACGCAGCGCACTTCCCGCAACTTCGCGTAGCGTTCGCGCACGGCGGCCGAAAGGCCGTGGACGCGGCCGTCAACTCCGACGCCGATGTCCTGGTGACCACGTTCGACCACTTCCGGCTCTACTCGGGTTCGTTCACCGGGCACGTCCGCCGGTTGATCGTGGACGAGGCCAGCAAGATCAAGAACCACAAGTCGGGGATCACCCGCGCCGTCGTCGCGTTCTCGCGCGGCATGGACCGCGTGTACCTCCTCTCGGGCACCCCGGCCCCCAATTGCCCGTCCGAATGGTTCCCGCAGATCGCCGCCATCGACCCCGCGATCTTCGGCGTGAACTATTGGGCGTTCGTGAATCGGTACTTTGTGCCGAAGAAACGCACGCTGCGCGACGGGCGGCAGGTGATCGACCGACTGGACCAGACCCCGCAGCAACGCGCTGACTTCGCCGCCAAGCTCGCGCCGGTCGTCCGCACCATGCGCAAGGCCGATTGCATCGACCTCCCGTCGGTGTCCGACGTGGTGGTCGGCGTGGACCTGTCGCCCGACGAGCGCCGCGCGTACGACCGCATCGTCGATGATTTTCTCATCACGCTTGAGGACGGCTCGACCGACCGGATCAAGACCGAGGCGGCGCTCATCAAGATGCGGCAGGCGACGGGCGGCGGGTGCTACCACGAGAACGGGTACGTCGAGTTCGGGCGGTCCAAGATCGACGCGCTGGAGGAGCTGCTCGAAGAAATCGGCCCCCAGCCCGTGGTGATCTGGGGCGAGTTCAGGTCGGAGATCGACCGGATCCGCGCGGCGTGCGGAGACGGGGCCGAGGTGCTGGACGGCCGCACGTCGAAAGACGCCGAGTTGATCGTGGCGAGGTTCCAGCGCGGCGAGATCCCCAGATTGGTGTGCCACCCGCAGGCGGCCGGGCACGGGATCACGCTCACTCGGGCCTGCTACTCGATTTTTCACAGCCTGTCGTTTTCACGCGAGCTGTTCGAGCAGGCGAGGGCCAGGCTCGACAGGTCGGGGCAAACAAAGCCCGTCACCAACTACATCTTGTGTGCCAACGACACCATCGACCGCGCGATCTGGAAAACGCTCAGGTCCAAGGGGGATGTCTCCAGGGGCGTGATTGATGCGATCGCCGCCCGCAAGCCGATGCCGGTAGACTGACCGCCACCACGGGGACACGAGATGCGGATCGCCGAAAAAGAGCCACGGACGGCCGAATTCTTCGACGCCCTGTTTGACGCCGACGATTTGATCGAGGTCCGGCGGTTCCCGTCCAAGAAACAGGATTGGGTTGTCGCGTCGCAACTGCACCTGCTGGATGTTGGGCATGGCGAGGACGTGTACTTCGGGGCCAACCCACGCAGGGCGCGCGGCGGGTCCAAGGCCGACGACGTGCTGCTGGCCCGCTCGGTGTTCGTGGACTTCGATCATGTTTCGGAGGCGGGGCAGGTCGAGGAACTGATCCGCAACGCCGACCTCCCGGCCCCGACGGCGGTGCTGTTGAGCGGGAGGGGCGTGCATTGCTATTGGCGGCTGACCGAGCCGATGCACGACATGGCGGCGTGGTCGGCGGTCCAGCGCGGGTTGATCCGCGCGCTGGGCACCGACAAGGCGATCCACGACCCGCCGCGCATCATGCGCGTGCCGGGGTCCATCAACACCAAGAACGGCCACGCGGCGGGCGTGGTCACGATCCGCGACGCGTGGTACGACCTGGGCGAGTTCCCCGTCGCCGACGCCCGCGAGCCGAGGGCCGACGCGTCGCCGTCCGGGAAGACGCCCGAGAACATCTCGCGCCGGACGCTGCTGTTCATGCGGAACGGAGCGCCCGATGGGACGCGCAACGCCGAGCTGTTCGCGGCCGCGTGCGACCTTGCCGGGTGCGGATACCAGCTCTCGGATATTGAGCGTGAACTTGTGCCGGCCGCCGAGCGGTGCGGGCTTGATCGGCGCGAGGCCGAGACGGCGATCCGGTCGGCGTGCTCAAAGATGCGCATCCCCGCCCGCCCGGCGGCGGTTGACCCCGAATCGGTGTGGGGGGCACCAGCAGCCGTGGGTGCGGGCGGGGATCGGCGGGGATCGGCGGGGATCGGCGGGGATCGGAGCCCACAGCCCGCAGCGCCGCCCGCCACATTGCCGCCGGTGTCCAACGTGTTCGAGTCGTTCGAGGAAAAGATCGTCAAGGCCAAGGACGGCGGGACCACGGCCAAGGTTGAGAAGCGGTTGATCTACAAGTCCGCGCCGCTGGTGGCGGGAGAGATTTGCGCCGCGACGGGCGGTTGGCCGAAACTCGTCGGCGACCGCCCGTTCATCATGGTCGGCGACGGGCTCGGGCAGCGCCCGCACCTGTTCCGCGGCGCGTCCGACCTCTTCGGGTGGCTGCACGGAAGCGCCGGGGTGTTCTGGACCGACCGGGCGTGTTTCGACAGGGCCACGGGCGGCGAGCGCAGCGCGATCGGCAAGTCCGAGGTCTACGAGTTCTTCCGGATTGCGCCCGAGGCCGAGCGGTACTCGTCGGTCAGCGTCTACCCCCACCACCCGCCGATCGGCGGGCTGTACTACCCCAAGATCAACCTGCCCGAGCCGACCGGAGAGAAGTTGCGGGAGTTCATCGACCGCCTGAACCCGGACACCGACGACGACCGGGCCCTGCTAACCGCGATGATCCTGACGCCGGGCGCTGGGCTTGCGCCGGGGACGCGGCCGCTGTTTGTGCTGACGAGCGACTGCGGGCAGGGCGCCGGCAAGACCGCCACGGCGCGGGCCATCTCGGATATCTGGGGCGGCTCGTGCGACCTCGACTTCACCGAGGATTGGTCGGACCTGTCGAAACGGATCATGTCGTCGGACGACGCCTTCGCCCGCGTCATGCTCTTTGACAACGTCAAGGGGTCGGTCTTCGGCACCGGCACGCTGGAGGCGGCGATCACGGCCAAGACGATCACTGGGTGGCGGTCGTACGTCGGGCAGGTGTCCCGGCCCAACGACGCGACGTTCATTGTCACGTTCAATGACCCGGCGCTGACCCGCGACCTAACCGAAAGGGCCGTGGTGGTCAAGATCGGAAAGCAGAGGCACCGGTTCGATTTCGTGTCGTGGGCGGCCGAGTTCGTCGTGGCCAACCGGCCGCAGCTGATCGCCGACGCTTTGGGGATGCTCCGGGCCGAGCCGGCGTGGAGGATCGGGGACGGGGCCGATCGGTTCCAGGCGTGGCAGGCGGCGGTCCTGACGCGGATACCGGGGGCCGAAAGGTTGTCGGGCCTGATCGTGGACCGGCGGGCGGCGGTGGATGCCGACTACGACGCCGCGAACGACCTTGCGTGCGCGATCGAGGATTGGTGCAAGGCGAACGACGCAGAACAGATCACGGGCGTCGAACTGCACGGCGTGATGGTGGCGGCCAAGATGTGGGTTGATGAGCGGGATTGCTCGGACGCGCAGAACAAGGCGAACTCCACCAAGCGGGCCAAGCGAATCCTGAGCGGGCGGTCGATCCTGAAAAACGCGGTTGATCCAGACCACGGCACCCCGATTTATCGGACGGTGTACCCTAACGGTGTGAGGACCAGGTCGGTGGTGTTTGACGTTGACCGAGACGGGATCAAGCGGATGATCTCATCCGGTATCGACAACGACCTCCCCATATGAGGGGGATTGGCAAAAAGTGTTGCGCGAACTTGTGCGCGCAAGAAATCGAGCGCAAGTCTTTATGGTAAAAACACTTAGTAAAAACACCCCGTTCGGCGCGCACAAGATGCACAAGTGTTTCCACTTACCCCTTCTATACCGCTCTATTACTCTCTCTTGTGTTCCCCTCTATATACCCTCTTGTGTACTTGTGCGCAGAGAGAGAAAAGGGTATAAGTACAACAACGGCAACGGTTTGTCGCGCGCACAAGTTCGCGCACAAGTTCAAACCGCACTTGTGCGCTTGTGCGCTGTGCCGTTAGGGGTGGTATGCTCGGCGCCGACAACCCCGGAGGTGACGGAATGAGAACGATCCTGTCCATCGACCACGACGCCAAGGCGTGCGAGGTGTCACACACCGGCGAGGGGAGGGCGGTGGCGTGAGCAAGTCACCCCGACGAAGCAAGCCCGCGTGGAAGGAACAGCCGCCGTTGATGGCGGTGGTCATCCTCGCCGGGACGGGTCCGACGACAAAGGCCGCGACGTACCTGCGCGAACTGGAGACGTGGGTTCGCGCGGCCAAGAGGCAGTTACCACGGATCAACCTTGAAGCGGAGGCACGGAATGGCTGACGCAAAGTCCATCGGGTACAAGCCGCCGTTTGTCTGGTTTGGTGGCAAGTCCGCGGTGGCGTCGGTTGTTTGGCGCGCGATGGGTGACGTGAAGAACTACGTCGAACCGTTCTTCGGTTCAGGCGCCGTGTTGTTTCTGCGCCCGGGCGGGGCCGGTGCAATCGAAACCGTCAACGACGCCGATGGGTTTGTCGCCAACTTCTGGCGCTCGTTGCAACGCGACCCAGACGCGGTGACCGAGTACGCCGACAACCCGGTGAACGAGGCCGATCTGCACGCGCGGCACCTGTGGCTTCTTGGTCAGCGTGCCGTACTCACCGAGAGGCTGATGGGCGATGCTGATTATTTCGATGCAAAGTCCGCCGGGTGGTGGTGCTGGGGCCTCAACTGCTGGATCGGTTCTGGTTGGTGTTCAGGCGTTGGACCGTGGGTGAGCGAGAACGGGGAGATGGTTTTGCGCAACACCGGCCAAGGTGTGAACCGGCAACTCCCGCACCTGCGCAACACCGGCCAAGGTGTGAACCGGAAACTCCCGCACCTGGGCAACACCGGCAAAGGTGTGAACCGGCAACTCCCGCACCTGGGCGACACCGGCAAAGGCGGACGCCGAGAGTGGTTGCGGGAGTACCTCGGATCGTTCGCCGATCGGCTTGACCGCGTTCGCGTCTGCTGCGGCGACTGGTCGCGCGTGTGCGGTCCATCGGTCACCTTCAAACACGGACCGACGGGCATCTTCCTTGATCCGCCGTACGCCGATACGGCCGGACGCACTTCGCGTCTGTACGCGGTTGATTGCCTGAAAGTCGCGCACGACGTGCGTGAGTGGGCGATCGAGCAGGGCAAGAACCCGCTGATGCGGATTGTGCTGGCCGGGTACGACGGAGAGCACGCCATGCCGCCGGACTGGCGCGTTCACGAGTGGAGCGCGACCGGCGGGTATGCGTTGGCTGGCGAGGACGGCATCGGACGCGCCAATATGAAGCGTGAGCGCCTGTGGATGTCCCCGGCGTGCAAGCGACTAGACCCCACCCACGCCGACGGCGGGCTGTTCGCCGCGAGCGAAGGAGCGAGCAAGTGAAGAACGACAACATCAAGCCGCCATGCGTGGACTCGCCAACCGAATCAAAGAAGTACGTCAACGTCGAGGCCGTCTACCTCGCCTTGACGCTTTGCTGTGGTATTGACGGGCGGTATCACTTCCGCCTTCCGTTCCGCAAGTGTGAGTGGGTGTACGCCAGTAACGGCGTGATTCTCGCCCGCGTGCCCGCGTGGTGCGCTCCATGGGCGACCGAGCAGACCCACACGCCGGACCCGAGCAATCAGGATTGGGACAAGTCGCTGTACGTAGAGACTCCGACGCCGTGGCCGAAGTTCCCCAAGCCCAAGGCGGAGAAGTGCTCGGTGTGCTGGGAAGGCGCGCGCAAGGACTTCCCGTGCTCGGTTCACGAAACCGCCGACCACGAACTCGGCAACCTCATGCCGTGCCCGTCGTGCGGGATGCTCAACGCGCACGAGGCGAACGACGCCGTGGTGCTCGGGGCGATGGTGTTCAACTCGGCGCAGGTGCGTCGGCTGGCGTCGATCGGCGCGGAGATGTACGCGCCGGTGAAGGACGACGGCAAGCGACCGTGGCGGTTCATGGTGGAGGACCTGCACATGGACGGCCTGGTCCTGCCGATCGCCACCGAAGCGGAGTATTTCAAGAAGGAGAACGCATGAACCCATACGTCTACACCGCCCGCGCCATGTTCGACGAAAACCAAGGCGAGTGGATCGTCCGCATGATCCGCTGGGATCACAACATGGGCGAGCAAAACGGTTCTGAGTACGTCGGCCTGTGTGCCGCCAACGGGCAGGATGAGGCCGAGTTGATCGCCAATGGGATCAATCGCTCACTGGCCTACGGGCTTGGCGACCAACTGGACGAGGTGCGCAAGATGTTCAACGAACTGCCCGGCGAGGTGAAGCAGGCATG